TCAGGAAGAGCCATTGCGTTACGGCAACAGCAGGGCATAATGATTTTAAAGCGTGTGTTTGATAATCTTTCTTGGACGATATATATTTTAGGCAGGTTCATTCTTTCTCAGTTATCGCAGATTTACAGCGTAGAGAAGGCAATGAGGTTGTTAGGTAGCGAATTTATCATCCGCAATTTCAGCCACGACGACTCTGAGCCAGCTGAAGTCGTTTATGCCAGAGCACAGAAAAGAATAAGCGAAATTCTGAGCGATGACGAGTTAGGCAGATTTGATGTTTCGGTAGGGGAAGGAATGGATAGTCCTACCGTGCGGTATTCTAATTTCCTGCTTCTTTCGGAGTTAGCAGAGAAAGGGTACCCGATACCGCCAGACATTTTGCTTGAATACTCGGATTTGCCGATGGAGGCAAAGAAAAGGATAGAGGATTTGTATAAACAAGCCCAATCTCAGCAGGGACAAAGTGCTGAGCAAAAAGGAGGTCAGTGATGGTTTGGTTCTTGAAGAGTTTACTCCCTGTAATGTTTTTGAGTTTTGCTGGTGAAGGCGGCGGAAGCCCTACTTTTGTTGTTAACGACGAGGATGAAGGCAAGAAAGGCGACGATACCTCAAGCGACGAGGAGGAGTTTATTAAGGCATTAGACTTGCCGCTGGATAAAAGAGTTTCTTCTTCAGTAAAGCAAGATGATAAAGAAGAGGAGAAAGAGAAAGAAGAGGAGGAAGGCGAAGAGCAAAAAGAGCAGGAAGAAGAGAATAAAGGCGAAGAAGAGCAGAAGACTGAAGAGGAGGAAGAAACAGAGGGCAAAAAGGAAGAAGGCAAAGAAGAGATAGATTTAAATCAGGACTTAGACGATGCCATTATCCAGAAGTTAACACCAAGGGAAAAGGCTTTTTATTACGAGATGAAGAAGGAGCGCAAGAAAAGGCAGGAGATAGAGGCTGAGAAAGATTATCTGGCTACGCAGTTAAAATACAATAAGCCGCCTGAGAAGAAAGAAGAAAGCACGAAAGAAGAAGAAATTGACTTAGGCGATTTGCTAAAAGACAAAGAAGACGACGATTTTGTTGCCGTTGGAGAAGTTAAAAAACTAATCCCAACGTTGATAAAGAAAGAAGTCTCAAAGACGATTGAGGAGATAGAGAAGAAAAAGTCAGAAGAGCAGAAGAAAATTATCCAGCAGCAGTCTGAACAAGAACGCAGAATTACTGAGTTAGAGGAAGAGTTCAAGAAAACGCACGACGATTACGAAGATATGCTGAATATTGCAGCGAAGGCGATGAAAGATTTCCCCTCTTTGTCTTTAGAAGTGTTTAATGCGACGCAGGACCCTAAAGGCAACCCTGTAGAGGTTGTTTATAACATAGGGAAAAAGTTTCAGAAGATTTACGGTTCTGAGACTGCCGAAACAAAAAAGTCTCAAGAGGCTAAAGACACGCAGTCAACAAACACTGCGAAAAAGATTATTGAAAACGCTGAAAGGCGTAAAACTTCTGCTTCTGTCTCAGGAGGAGGCAGTAAAACTTTTACTCTCTCCGATTTGGAGAGTATGGACAGGGAAGAGTTAGGGCAATTTTTGGCGAAACTTCCGATGTCTGAATATCGGAAAGTGCCGAAACATATACGAGAACGAGCGTTGTAAGAGGAGGTGATTTGAATGAACACAACTGGTTTATCAGCCATGCAGAAAGAGCTCTGGCAGCGGGAAGCATTGATTGAAGCAATGGAGGAGCTCTTTTTCAAGCAGTTTATGAGTTCTGGAAAAAATTCCCCTATCACTCTGAAAGCTGAGTTTGAGAAAGAGAAAGGTCACAAGATGACAATAAAGTTAGTAACCAAGCTCAGCGGTGAAGGTGTAGATGGGGATGAGGAGTTAGAGGGAAATGAGGAAGAGATGGGTCAGTATGACTTCTCCTTCTACATTGACCAGAAGAGGAACGCAGTCAGGCTTAAAGGGAGAATGGATGAGCAGAAATCAGCTACTAACTTAAGAAAAGAGGCAAAGGAAGTGCTTGGTATCTGGCTGGCAGAGATTATCGAGAAAGAGTGCTTCCGTAAGCTCGGTGGGCTAACTTCCTACACATTCTCCAACACACCTACTGCTCCTTCTACTAATAGGGTTATTTACGGAGGAAATGCTACTGCGGATAATGATATTGACAGCTCCGACACTATGAGCCTATCTCTTATCTTCAAACTCTCTACTAAAGCTATGTCTGTTACACCTAAGCTTAAGCCTATTCGCTATAAGGGGCGCAACTGGTTTGTGCTTCTTATTCACCCTTATCAGAGATACAGCTTGCTTAGCGACAGCGATTACATCACTTTTATGAAAGACGCTGAAAGGAGAGGCAAAGATAACCCTCTAATCTCTGGCGCTGATGCGGTGGTGGACAACATTATCATTCACGTCCACAACTACGTTCCTACATTCAGCACTTGGGGTGCTGGAGGCAACTTACCAGGGGCAAGAGCGTTGCTTCTTGGAGCTCAGGCATTAGCTTTTGGTATCGGTAAAGGTGCTGGATGGGTAGAAGAGGGTTTTGACTATCAAAACAAGTGGGCAATTGCAACTGGTAGAGTATTTGGCGTCAAGAAAGTAGTGTTTAACAGCGAGGATTACGGTGTAATTGCCGTAGATACCTATGCTGCTTCTGTATAACCTTAAGGAGGGGAAAGAATGAGTAGAACAAAAATATTGTTAACCTTTTTAGTTATACTCGTTCTTCCCCTCTGCCTCTATGCTGCTGGCGACATTGGCATAGCAGGCGGAGTGATGAAGGACAGTATAACTGCTGAGCACTTTGCTGACGATGATTGGGGGGATTTGAGTGTTTCATCTAACAGCGTAACCCTTGATAGTGGAGTGGTAGACAGCACGGCAATAAAGGATGGAACTATCGCCAATGCAGATATAAGCTCATCTGCGGCTATAGCAAATTCTAAATTAGCAGCCCCCAATTCATATTTTACAGTTTGTATACATCACGAAGGGCAGGAAACAGCTACAGTTGACCCTGTTGCTACTTTTCAAATGCCTTTTGCTGCTACTTTAGTAGAGGTTTCAGCTACTGCAAGGGATATTGACATCACTGATACAGATGAAACCTATACTGTTGACCTTGAAGAAGCAGGGACAAGTGTATTGGACAGTGCTATTTCCATTACGGCAGACAATACTCCTGCAGTAGGGACAATAACAGACGCTGATATTGCTGACAACGCTAAAATGGAAGTAGTGCTTACTCTTGGCGGAACAAGCCCTGCAATTGACGATTTGACAATATTGTTAACATTTAAAGTAGCACATACAAATTAAAGAAGGAGGTAGGTAATATGGCATATTCAGCAACAAAACTTCTCTCAATGGGCTTGAGCGGAGGAGAAAATTTAGTTGCATACGACATCAGCCCTGATGCTGCAACTGGAAGCGTAACTTTTTCTGACTACACAGAAGTATACCCTGTAGCAGTAATCCCTCTTACTGAGGATTCTGCTTCCGGTGCACAAATAGCTGTTCAGGCTAAGGAGAATGGCGCTATTGCTAACAAAGTAGACTTTAAGCTCTGGAGTGCTGCTAATACCGCTGCAACTGCGTTTAAAGACTTCAGGGTGCTTCTTAAGACGGTTACTTAGTTAATTCACAGGGTTTGGCTGGCATTACCCAGTCAAGCCCTCGTCTTTATAAAAAGAGGAGGTTATTATGCCTATACCACACCCAAGGCCAGATGAATCAGAAAAGGATTTTGTGTCAAGGTGTATGGGGAACGAAGTAATGTTAAAGGAATTTCCCGACCAGAAACAGAGGGCAGCAGTATGTTATAACCATTACCGGGAAGTCCAAAAGATACGTAAACGAAGGAGGGGAGAATGATGGACATAACTTATTTCGGGAAGAAACGCCCAAAGGTAGTAGTGTTAGAGGTTAAGCCTGGGGTTAAGAAGGAATACAAGTTTGAGCCGTTCAAGATTACAAAAGTCGATGATGATTTTGGCGAATTGCTTCTAAAGAATGCAGGAGACATCTTCAAAAGGGTTGATAAAGACGAAAGAAAGCCCGACCCGAAACCACAGCCAAAAACTGAGGGGTATGTGGGGGATGTCCACGCAAAAGACATTCCTGACTTGAACAAACAAATCGAGCAGGACAAAAAAGAGGAAGAAGGTAAGACAGTTGAACAGATTTTGGAGGAAGAGGCAAGTAAAAAGAAAAAGAAAAAAGCAAAGAAGGAGGATAAAAAATGAAACCACCTATTGCAGTATTTGGGTCTCAAGATTTAAGTAGCGGGACGTTAAGCCTTGAAGTTGACTTTGATTATCCTATTCGTTTATGCCAAGTATTGCTTCACGCTTCAACAAATATTTCTGAGACAGTCCAAGTCAAATATGATTCAGGGCAGGGGACTAACTATGATGTGATACTTGACAGCACAGATTTAAGTTCTGAGTCTAATTATGTGTTTAGACCAACAGGGGTATGTATTATAGACAGAAACGACAAATTCGTTGTTACCTGCACAAATAGCGGAGGCAGCGGGATTGTATATGTGAGTGTGATATGTGTCCCTGCATAAAGGAGGCTGATTATGGTTGATTTAGTAAAGGTTTTTAAGGATTTTGAAAAATTTAAAGAATTAAGAAACAAAGTTAAAGAAGAGGCAGAAAGGCTTGTCATTTATACCAGAAGAGTGAACAGCCTTAAAAAAGAAGTAGAAGTTCTTACTAACAAGAAAATGGAGATTGAGTCTAAAGTAAAAATGCTTGAGGCTGATTTTGTCAGAGAGCACAGCGAGCTTATTTCTGAACTTGATAAGAAAGCCAATCTTATCAAAGAGAAAGAGGAACTTCTTAAGAAAGAAGAGAAAAAAATATCAGAAAAGGCTGAAGAGTTGCGGAGGAAGGAAAAAGAACTGATTGAGAAGGAGAATGAGTTAAGAAAGAATAAGGAAGCTTGTCAGAAGGTTATTTCTGAGGCTGAAAAGAAGGCTGAACTGGCTGAGAAAAAGGCTGAAGAATACACAGTATTAGTTAACAACCTCAAAAAGGCAGAGAAAGACTTTGACAAGAGAGTTAAGCAGAAAGAGATGGAGTTTTCCGACAAGGAAACCAAACTTCTTTCCCAGGCAAAAACTTTAGGAAAATTAGAGGCTACTTTAAAGACGCTTGAAGATAACCTTTTGATAAAAAAGAAAGAACTCACAGCTCTTGAGAAGGCACTAAAAGATAGAGAGGCTAAAATAGCAAATCAGGAGAAAGAAATTTCTTCCAAGTTGAATGAATTAGCACAATGGGAAAATGACCTTGATACTAAAGAGGGAGCTTTAAACCTGAAAGAAAAATCTCTGAAAGCACAAGAAGAAGCTCTTAAGAGATATGAACAGGAAATCAAGTATAGGGAATTAAGAGTTAACCATATTATAAAGCAAAAAAACATAGAGGAGGTATTGAAAAAGAAATGAAAAGGGTATTAAATTTGCTTCTTGCCCTGTTGGTTATAGCATTGCCGCTATTTGCAGGGGGTGTGTTTATTGATGGAAATGAATACAGCGATGTTGATGTAATACAACTGAATGGATTAACTACAGAGCCGTCTACTGCCCCATTAGGAAACGCAAGGATGTATTACAACTCTATTGACGATAAGGTTTATCTTTCCAAAAACGGGGATTCTTACTCTGAGATTGGTGCTGCAGGAAATATTACTGCTGTTGGCGATGTTGCAAGCGGCGACGCTTTCACAGGTTCGCAAGGCAACACTCTCTATTTTGAAGGCACAACATCTGACGACTACGAGATAGCCCTTACTGGTGCAGACGCCACAGCGGACAGGACAATCACTCTCCCCGACGCTACAGGAACGCTTCTATTAAAAGACCAGATAGATACCGAAGCGGAGTTTGAGAGTTTGCTTTTCAGCGTCCTAACCCCATCAGAAGCCCTTTTATTGGACCAATCAACCCCTCAAACAATCTCAAACGATACCCCTCTATTAGATACCACTCCCACAGGTGCAGCAGATATTAAGAGTTTAGTCAATAAAGAATATGTAGATTTAGCAGTAACTTCTTTAGGTGCAGTGTATTATATGTATGATGAAGACGACGCAACAGGGTATAAGACCTGTTATTTAGACCCTTCTGCTGACGCAGAGACTTACATAGAGAAGTCAAGTTTGGCTGATGACGATTACATAGGCGGATGGATTTCTGCTTCAGGAGAAGAACCCACGAAACTATTAAAAGGTGTTTATAACTGGTATCTTACAGCGGAAAAAACAACAGGGACACAAGAATTAAGGATTTACTGGAAATTAGTAGAAAGAAAATCAGATGATTCTGAAACAGTAATAGCAACAAGTTCTAACAGTAATATAATTACAGATAAAGGAGATTATATTGTTCCATTACAGTTAAGTAGTGATTACTTACCTGATTCTGGGAGTAGGATTGTTGGAAAACTTTATGCTGATATTTCAGGTGGCGGAAATGCACCAACTGTTAGAGTATATTATCAAGGGAGCACTTCAAGCAGATGGGAAATACCAGCAAACAGTGAAATTTTCAAGAATATATTCGTCCCTTATGATGGTGCGGTAAAAGATGTGGATTTGGGAAGTTATGGTTTAACCACCACAGGAGATATAACAGCTGGAAACCTGAATATATCCAATTGGGATACAGCTTACTCTTGGGGCGACCATTCAACTCAGAATTACCTTGATTTAGACACTTATCCTAACACAGATACGGACTCAACAAATGACCTCACTACTTCCACCAGTTTCAGCGGTGATGTGTCAGGGACATATAATTCTATCTCTGTCAATAAAATCAAAGGCAAGAGTGTTGATGACACCAATATCGCTGATGGCAAAGTATTAAAATATAACTCTACAAGTGGCAATATTGAATACCAAGACGACAACGATACTGCTTATACTGCCGATGGAGAAGGCATAGAGCTATCAGGCACTCAATTCAGTTTAGAACTTGACGGAACTACCCTGTCTAAAAGTGCGAGTGGTTTAAAGGTTAATTCAATTACTTCCTCAGAAATAGCCGATGGAACTATCCAGAATGCAGATATAGCCGATGATACTATTGTTGAAAGCAAATTAGATATTTATAACGCACCTACAGACGGTTATTACTTAAAATATACTTCAGCTAATGGGATGGAATGGGCAGAAGGTGGGGGAAGTTCTTCTAAAATTCAAGACGCAGATGCCGATACTTATTTAGACACCGAAGAAACTTCCGACAAAGACGAAATAGTAGGAAAAGTTGCAGGAGTTGAAGCATTAAGGATTTATAGTTCAGGAATTTTAGATTTGCCGAAGCAGAGTGGGTGTAGGGTGTATTTTTCAAATGACGTAACATTAACACCTGGCAATAATGATATACATTTTGATACTGAATCTTTTGATGTTCAAAACGAATATGATAATACTACAAATTACAGGTTTACAGCGACAAAATCGGGGAAATATTTAGTATTATTTACTTTACATCTTCTGGGCTCTATAAGTGCGGATACAAATATTTCACTACAACTATACAAAAACGGAAGTAGTATAGAATACATACACCATCATATTTTGTCAGGTGAAAGAACAAATTCCATTTTTCTTGACTATGTATCTCTTTCTGCTAATGATTATTTGGAATTTAAAATATATTTATATGGAAGTAGTAATGCGACTGCAAATAGTGGTGCTGACAGAAGTTTTGCGAGTATAACCAAACTTCAATAAAGGAGGTATGTAATATGTTACTAAAAATAACATTTACAGACACAAATACAGGAAAAGTAATAGCGGAAGCGGAGGTGATAAGATGAGAAAGTTTTTGTTTTTGATAATGGTTTTTACTTGTGGGATAGTTTTTGCCAGTACAGAGGTTATAAAAGACTCTCAAGGTAATATTGCAACGTATAAGATTACGATTACATTAACTCCTGAAGAATACGACGCAATGGCTACGGAGTGCGATGCAGCGGATTATAAAAATCCTATCACAGGAGAATATACTACAGGGGTTGAGGCGTGGATACAGAATGCAGTCCATAACAGAGCAAGAATTTCTATTGATAAAATAGTGGAAAAATCTGGAGAGGGTTCAAGATTTACTCCTATTCCTAAAAAACTACAAATAATCAGAGATTTAAAGGCAAAGAAGTCTCCTTTACTAAAAGGGGCAAAAGAGAAAATGTTAGAAGCAGAATCAGAGGAATTAAAATGAGAGCTATATTTTTATTATGTATAGTTAGCTTAGTTGGTTGTTCTACATTATCAAAACAGGCAGTAATAAAAGTCAAAGAAAATAAAGTAGAGTTTTATTCAAAAAATAGCCAATTTCAAGCAAAAGTAAAGAAAGGAGATTTGGAGGCAGAATATAGTAGCCAGAAACCTTCCTTGGTAGATGATGTATTGAAAGCAATGACGATAAGGGAAGTGAACAGATGAACGAAAAGAAACAGCAATTCATAGCACTTGGTAAGATACTTGTAGCGGTGGTTTTTGCTTTTCTATATTCGTGGGGCGGAATGGAACACAAATGGATTCGCAGGTTCGTTGCCCCTACTATCCTCACTCTCTCAATGTTTGGTTTCTCAAGGAACTGGAAAGTGTTTATACAGTTGCCCTTTATGTTTGCCTCATTGAGTATCGGTTATGGAGGGGCTGAGTTAATGCAGAAGATAATCAGGCGTGGTTTATATGGGCTTGCTAATGGCATTACATCAAGCGGTTACAACCTCATAAGAAAGAAATGGCTACTTGCAGGATTTCAGGCAATACTGTTAATCTCTGCTTATATTGTGTTTGGTGTATTTAATCCCTTGCCTAATGCGAGGGTAGAAGAAATGGTTTTAGGTTTTTTGATAGCGTTTATACCGATTATGAGTGTTTAGCCACTAAGGAGGGAATATGCTTCTAATATTGATGGGAGCAGTAATATTTACTGTTATGTTTTCCAACCAATTGTTTGGATGGTGTAAGTGGTATCGCAAGCTTGCTTGTAAAATTGGATGGCATTCTTGGCCTAATTTTGATGATGTCCATAAGAAGAAAGATGACCCTTTGCTTTTTTTAACTTACGCCAAATGCAAATGGTGCGGATATGAAGGGCAGATTGATAGTCAAGGTAATTTGTTTTAAATAGTAGAAAGGAGGTAGGATGGAACAGTTGATACCTTATATACCAGCAGGGCTTGTTGTGGCAGGGTTGATTGCTATAAACATCAAGCTGAAAGAACGTCCTACCTTCAAAGATGTTACTACCAAAGATATGTGCGATGAGAAGCATAAGACGATTGACGAGAAACTGGAAAGGCTGGATAAAGCAATAGGGACGATTACGGACACCACTCAGAGGATTGAGGTTAAATTAGGGCAGATAGAGGTGTTGATAAAGAATAATGGGAAGAAGTAAAGTATTTTCTATTACTGCCAAAAATGGGTATATTGAAATCAGGTATGGCGGTTGCGTCATACCGATAGGATATGAGTTCAGAAATCTGATTGAAGATGCGTTTGAGACGGCGGATAGACTGTTTTACGATAAAACTGCTAACGGTTTTGTATATAAAGTGAGGGTTGAGGATGAGCTTGGTAAAGCGTGATAAGTTTATAGACAGGTTTTTGGTTGTGCTAAAGAAAGACCTTGAAGAAAAACTGCCAGAAAGCGACTTTGAAATGGATATGCTGAGAAAGGCTTACGACATCATAGAAGATAAGATAAAGCATATAAAGGCGGTTTTGAATGGGCGTAGTAGCTAAAACCTTTAACCTGAGAGCTAAGCCTTTTAGCGATGAAAGGTTTGAGTTTTCTCTGCCTGTGGAATTGGAGTTTATGAAGCATTGCAGGTACATACAGAAAGTTGTAAGTATTCTTAGGGCTTCAGGCACCAGCGAGAAGGAAATAAGGGAATTTGTTTATAGAAGTTGCTGGTATAAGTAACAGATGAGGGCGATAGTAAAAACTTTCACTTACTTAATTATTGATATGCTGACCCACTCTGTAATTGTCTATACAGCAGGGCATTTTTTCGGATATAACATTTCTATTGCGTCAGCTGGAATTATTGGCGTGATTATAGAGGCAATAGAGACTGCAATGTATTATCTTCACGAAGTAATATGGGATAGAATAAAGTGGGGGATAAGGAAAGTTTAAAAAAACACAAGGAGGTTGAGATGGCATCTGAAACAAAAAAATGGTATCAGTCAAAAACAATCTGGGCAAACATTATTGTTGTTGTTGTTGCAACTCTGACGGCCATTGACGCACAGTTTGGCACAAACATTATGAATTCGCCGATTACACAGGCTATTCTGGCTGTTGCGGGCGCATTTGGCATTTATGGGCGTGCTAAGGCGAATAAGCCAATAGGGAGTTGAAACAATGGAAGAATGGGTAAAGGAGATGTATGAAGATGTCTTTGTCTATCGGTGAAGTTGCTGGCGCAGTAAAAGAGGCATTTTCTTTCTTCCGGGAATGGTTTAAGCCAGAAAACAGGCGAAAGCGGATAAAAAGGAGTTTGCTTAAAAAGTTAGACAGGTTAACAGAGAAAAAGCGATACATAGAGAGCAGAGCGAAAGGTGCCCAAGATGAAAGGCAAATGTGGAAGCTGGCTGTTATTCACGCTCGTATCCTTCATTCTATTGCAAGGGTGCGCAGGCAGATTGAGAGATTATAAACCTGTGTCTTCAGGGGACAGAATAATCTGGCTTAAGAAGGGGGAAACTGCCCCTTATGACGGCTGGCTCATTGAAGAAGGGTTATATCAGGAGGTAACGCAATGAGTGATAAAAAAGTAATATGCCCGACAGTATTAGAGTTTAAGATATACCCTGACTGGGAGTTGGCAGATATGATATTAGAGTTAACCCTCCCGCCTAACTTATCTGATATAAGAAAAGAGAAAATAAAAACCCTTTGCGAGATGATATTAGAGGAGATAAAGAACGAGTTGAAGGATAGGATGGAAGGGAAGAGTATTATAAGGCCATCAGACGTAATAAAGGAGTAAGTTATGGTTAGAAGCGATATTATTACAGAGGTTGAGACCAGGACCAAGCGGACTGATAAATCTACAAGAATTGGCGAGTTGCTCAATACTGTTTTAAAAATGATGTCTTCAGCAATTGACCCTGTTGACGGGACGCCAATGCCGTTCAGTTATCTGAAGACAGAACAGGAATATTCTATTTCTTCAGGAGATTATTATAAATCATTGCCTTCTGATTTTGTCTTTTTATACGGCACGCCAGAGTTTAGATATAACACAGATAAGGGCTATCCTATGGAGAAGAAAAGCTACAATGAATTGAGAGCGATATATCCTAACCTTGCTAATGATACTGATACTGGAAGACCTTATCATTTTGCTATAGATGGAGGAACTTTCTATTTCGGGCCGAAATCTGATGACTCATACACCATTGTTTTTCCATATACTAAGTTACACCCTTCTGTGTCCAGCGATAGCGATACCATACTATTTCCTGACAATTTTAAGGATTGCATCGCAGAAGGGATTGCTTCTTTGCTCTTTAAGGATTTGGATATGTTTGAGAGGGCAGAGTATCATAAAGGGGAGTGGCTGAAACAATTGATTGCCTTATGGAAGATAGACAGGAGGAATGAAAACAGTGTGTTAATAACTGATTACAATGATATTTAGAAGGAGGGTAGAAGATGGCGAACTTTACTAAGAACTGGATAAGTTCAAGGGTTGATGGCGATAGCAACACAATGAACGAGGTTGATGATTTTATCAACGAATTGTATACAGCTATCTCTGAAAGAATATCTGATTTTATCTATGGGTTTGCTACGGACAATAGTGAAATAGACGATACTGCGAAAGGGTTTTTTAAACTGCCTTTGAAAGAGCAGGCTTCTGACCCTTCCAATGAAAGCGATAAGGGGATACTTTACGCCAAAGATGTCAGCGGAGTTACTGAGCTTTTCTACGAAGACAGCGATGGGAATGTTAAACAATTGACTACAGGAGGAAAACTCAACGTTGCTTCTGATGAGGCAGTATTGTTGAGCGGTAATCAAACAATAAATGGTGTTAAAACATTTGGTTCTATTCCAGTTCTACCAACTTCAGACCCAACTTCTGATAATGAAGCTGTAAGAAAAGCTTACATTAAAACTACTCCCACAGCTAATAAACCTTTAGCTTTGGATGGAAACGCCAAATTCCCTGCATCCACGGGTTTGTTAGGGAATAATATAGCTTACCATTTTACCTTTGATGATGGGTCACTTACTATAAATACTTCTTGGACTACTTTACTTTCTCTTAATTTTACATCTTCAGTTAACGAAGTAGTATTGATTTGGGCTAAAGCTGTTGTTTACGGAGGAGATACTCATTGTATAGCAAGAGTTAAAGTTGATGGAACGGGCTACGATGTTTCTCGTGCAAGATATTATTGTCAAAACAATACCGCTTACAAAGGAACGGTATCGCCTCAATATGTGATTTCATTATCGGCAGGTAGCCATACGATAACTTTTGAAGCTTATGGAAGCCCTTCATCTTTAACTTGTGAAGGGGGAAGAACTCTAACTATATTGAGAATAGCTATTTAAAATAAAAATGAAATATTACGGCATATTATCACCAGTTTTAGGGCTTAAACAGGATTATCCGACAATATTGTATGACAATAATTGAAGCAAGAAAAGGAGAGGTATAAAATGCCCAAATTATCTAAATATGTTCTTTTACCAATAAAAGCATTGGATACTTCTGGTCCTTCTCCGTTCATTGACGACAGGGCTACACCTGACTGCCAGAATATAAGAATAAGAAGGACAGAGATAAAGAAGCGGGAAGGTTTTACAGTAATGGGTTCTTCAGCCAGCGGGATGGTTCAGTATATTATAGAGCACCAGAGGGGAGGGGCTCGTAAGCTGTGCAGAATAACTACAAAGAAATTTCAGGTATGGAACAACTCAACAGCTACTTGGACTGATTATACAGGAGGCACTGATTTACAGGGAAACGATACCATTCCTGTTTCTGCCACTATAACTAAAATTAGCAATAAGAATGTATTAGTGTTTACCAACTATGTTGACAACATAAAGAAATGGGTTGATGAGCCGAATGACATAGCGGATTTAGGGGGTTCTCCTCCAATAGCCAAATACCTTTTGCATTTTGAGGGGTATCTTCTTGCCGCTTACATAAAAGATGGTTCTGATATATATCCAGAAAGAGTTCAATGGTCTGACACAGATGACCCTGAAAACTGGACAATAGGGTCTGGCTCTAACGCTGGGTATAATGGTTTGCAAGACGGATATGAAATTACAGGGCTTGTCCGTTTGGTGGACTTGGTAGTAGTTTGCAAAGAAGGCTCTATCTGGAATGGGTATTTGACTGGAGACAGCCGAATATTTCAGTTTGAACAGATGGAATCTAAAATGGGGTTTCTTGTGGGCAATACCGTAAAGAATATCCCGGGGAATAGGCTTATTGGATTAAGCAAGCATGGAATAATAACTTATAATGGCAGAAGCGCTTCAATGGTTGCATACGGGATTTTAGATGATATTCGTGATTATGTCAACCCTCAATATGTTGCAAGGTCTTTTGGCGTTGTAGTTAGCGAATTAAACGAATATTGGCTATTTATCCCTACTACAGGGGATTATCCCACAATTGTTTATAAGGTGAATTATATTACTGGGCAAGTTCATAAAGATACCTGTTCTAACTTAACCGCCGCTGGGCTAAGAGAACAGTTAGAGCCTACCACTATTAACAGCCTAACTAACACTATAAACAGTTATACAGGAGTATTCAATCACGTCTTGCGGACTTCATTGTATCCAGTGGTGATTGTCGGCGATAAAGACGGGTATTGCTATAAATTTGATTATAATTCCAAAAACGATAATGGCACAGCAATAGACGCTTACTGGTGTTCAAAGGATTATGCCCCTCAGTTAGGCAGATACTGCAGTTGGGTGCAATTGGATTTTGAGGCTTATGGGGATAGTGTTGATGTTTATTATTCCACAGACGAAGGGCAAAACTACACCTTGATTGACAATGTAACTCTTTCATCTACAGTTAGCAAACACACTTTATATTTTGATGTTTTGTCGGAGAAGTTAAGGATAAAGTTCATTAACAGCAATTCTGGCGAAACATTTACATTAAGGGATTTTACCTTGTGGTATATACCAAGAGAGGAGAAGTGATATGCCTTCAGAATTTGATGGTGTAAATTTCCCAGATGTTCCTGAAAATTTGAAAGATGAGGGAAAAATGAAGGAGTTTCTCAAAGACAATATTGGTGGGCTTAATTATCTTCTCCGCAGGCTGAAGTATTTCTATAACACTGTTAAAGACTTTATGAACAATGCGGTGACTACATTTTTAAATTTAACTGATACTCCTTCTGATTACACAGGGAACGCTGGAAAATATACCAGAGTAAAATCTTCTGAAGACGGGTTAGAGTTTACTGATGAAGTTGTGGAAACTACAGGAGACCAGACCATTGCAGGGGTTAAAACTTTTTCTACTATCCCTGTATTGCCTAACTCAGACCCAACGAGTGATAATGAGGCGGTGAGAAAAAAGTATGTGGATGACCAATTGTCTTCTGTAAATGACGAAAAAGTAAAAGCAGACAGCGGTGACTCAACAGCAGGGTATTTAGACGCAAAAGTTGACAACGCTACAATAGAGGTTGATACGAGTAATCATCAGTTGAGGGTTAAAGTTGGTTTAGGAGCTGGGAATTTAACTGATGGGCTAAGTGTAATTGCTTCTTATATTCCTACAGTTTCCACATCAGGGCAAACTTCTTATACTAAATTTATTGAATTTGAAATGCATAAAGGGGGGACTTTTACAGTAAGAATGGAAGGAAAGATTACACAGTCAGCAGCAACAGCATATTTTAAGATTTATAAGAATGGGACAGCTTTAAGTAGTGAGAAAACAGTAACTGGTGATACTAATTGGCATGATATTGAATGGAATGGTTTATCTTTTAGTGCAGGAGATAAATTGCAACTTTATATGTATAGATATGGCGGAACAGGGTCAGAGCAGGCACAAGTTAGAAATTTTCAGGTTTCGTGTCACGATGATAGTTTAGCTACAAGGAATTTACCTTAAAAAAATTAAGCGAAGGATGGTAGAGAAATTGCCAGATTTTATATTGTATAAGAAGTTAAGATTAGCCAAAGGAGGTAAGCAATGAGTTTTTTCAGTAGTTTATTTGGCGGTAAGAAAAAGACAATATCCCAAGAGCCTTTAATCCCCAAATGGCAGGAGGAATTGGGCAAACAATTGGCTGATTGGTCTAAGCAGTATATTTCTTCTTATGTCCCAGGGGCAGAATATAAGTCCTTGGCTAAACTTATGACGCCTACCTTCTGGGAACAGACAGCACTGAACAAATTAACCGATTATATGAAACAGCCAATCCCTTCGCTGATACCAGAGGCAAAAGCGGAAATATCCAAGACCTTAACAGGTGCATATGACCCTTACACATCTAAGTATTATCAGGCGACAAGGAAAGGCATAGAGCGGGAAAGAAGGGAGAAAATAAGCAACCTTAACAATTTAATGGCAAAATATGGTCTCCGTTCATCTTCTTACAGAGGGAAAGGGCTAAGCGATATTGAAGAAGAAAGTTTTGAGAAACTATCGCAGCTTCTTGCTTCTTTAGCGGAGAATGAGAGAGTAAGAAGGCTGTCTGTATTGCCTTATGCTCTGGAAACCTCTAAGTTTGAGGAGATGTTGCCAGTTCAGAGGATACAGACTGGTATGCAGTATGGCTCTTTGCCAAGATTATTAGAGCAGATAGGCTATCAGGATTTCTTGAGGAAACAGCAAGAAAGGCAATTCCCTTATTCTGTGGCGTTGTCTACCTTCGGCAGGCAGATACCGTATGGGGTGAAATCTTTCAGTTACCAAACTGAGTCCCCTTTCACTAAATTTTTATCTAATATCGCTATGCCGTTAGCATTGGCTTCTGTTGCTGGCGGTGGAGCATTACTCCCTATGGCTGGAGCAGAAGGGTTACTAAGCGGTGCATTAGGGGGATTATTTGGCGAAAAAGGCGCATTAACCAAAGGAGTAAGAGCATTGATGGGATTAGGGAAATAGGAGGTAACCAATGGCAAGCCTTAACGAACTTATCAATTTAGCCCAGTTTCAGGAAACAATGAGCCAGCAGGCAGACCCTCTGTCTATTATTGGCAACACTGTAAAATCACTTGCTTCCCAGTATATAGAAAGAAAACGCAATGAAGCAAAGATAAGCAGGTTAAAAGATATAATCGCAAAAGGGGGGCAGTATAAGGCAAAATACACAATAGATGAAAATGGGAATTTGAGAATGACATTTGAGCCTAAAGAAAAGAAGAAGAAACAGTTCAAAACATATCAAGAGGAAGTGTATGATGAAAGGGGGATTACCCCTGTTGGTTACAGGTATGTGATTATAGACCCAGAAACAGGGGAGAAAAGGACAATAGAAGAAGCAGGGGCAAAAAGCCAACAGGCAATGGAAGAGCCATCTGTAAAGTCTAAAAAGGAAAAGCCTGTCACTTCCTGGAGGGATTTGCCTGTGTTTAACAGGATACTCGCAGGGATTACCCCTTGGGCTACTCCTTACGAACACAAATTGGGGGCTTTACGGTTAGGCAGAGAACCTATTCTTTTTAATCCTCCAGAGAGAGGAGCTCCTCTTATCAACCCTAAAGATATTGTTTTGCCTCCAACAATCAAAACAACATCTGAGGCGATAAAACACCTTATGGGGCAATATAATCTTTCGCAACAAGACGCAATTGATTTATTACGCAGAATGTATAGGTAATGGGAGAAAATACTTTAATAGACGATTTAGGGATTGTAGAAAAGGGGAAAAAACTTACCAAGCGGTTTGAGAGATTTTCCCCTACCTTTTACACAGATATCACTGGCAATAAAACGATAGGGTGGGGGTTTAATCTGAGCAATCCTACCGTAGAAAAACTTCTTCCCCGCGATGTTTTAAGCGGGAAAACTTCTTTAACGCCTGAAAAAGCAGAGCCAATTTTAGACGCTTTGTATGCCGATGCCCTTGGCGATGCTATTGCTTTTGTCGGGGGGGAAGAGAATTTTAACAAACTCCCTGATGATGTAAAAATTACTCTTGTTGATATGTCTTATAATTTAGGGCTGCCCCGTCTATCTACCTTTAAAAAATTCAAACAAAAATTGCTTGAAGGGAATTATGAAGGGGCAAGGGAGGAACTGAAAAACAGCAAATGGTATAACCAAGTAGGGCAGAGAGGAGAATATCATTATAAGCATTTTCTCAAAAAGCCTGATTTAAGCCTTAATACGCTTTTACAGAAT